TTTTCGACCACGAGTCTTCCATTTCGCTATCCCCAACCGGAAGCAAGTGTGAGTTGACCAACGTGGTAAACAGACCTGGCGGCAAGGAGCGTAGCCTTAGCGGAACGATATGAGGACCCAAACACCCTTACGCTTAGCTGCGAAGCTACAAGTTCGTGGCCCGTACTCAGAGACACCGACTCTCAAGTCCGGAAAGAAAGCACATGTTGTTGACCGTCAAAGATCACCCCCCAGAGCTTCATCCCGCGAAGCCAGCCCGTCCCCCGCAGAGCTGCCAATCATTCGGCAGCCTGCGTTACCCCCCGTGTCCCCGACCCACCATGATCTACCGAAGAGTGGTGGTTTCGGGCACAAGAAAATCCCCACAGCCCGACAGCAAAGTCGGAGAGAGTCTAGACAGTCTTCTGGTGCTGCACACATTCGAGCGTCTGAAGCTCGAGGGCGCCAGGAGGAGAAGGGAGCGGAAGATGCAAAGCAAGAGTTAGATAACCTTGAAGGAAAGGTGGATGAACCGTCCCCACCTCCCCCCGGAAACGACCAGCCATCTTCAACCTCCCCGCAAATAGTGGGAGACAGGTATTACTTCACACCAATCTCGGAAGTCAGCAAATTGCCGGTGTACCTGTCCTTCGCATTCCCAACTGTTCTACTCTGCTTTGGTTTGGCATTGCACCACAGCTGCGTGCTGTCAGCACTGTACTTTTCGCTGTTGGTGATCTTGGTCGCCGGACAGAGTGCAGTGCTGTGGTTTGTGAACGCACCCGACTACTTCAAACATTTACTCACCAGGCTAAGACCGGTCGCCATTGCTGAGGTGGCCGCATTGCCATTGTCGGCGGAGGCATACTGCGAGTATGTGCACACAAACCCAGAGTTCGAGTCGTTGAGCTGGCTCACATGCACATGGTTATGGTATTTGCAATGCCTGACCGCAGTAACGAGCAACTGCACATCTGTCATCAGCGGAGTCTCCTACCACATGTTCACGGCGGTTGAATCACTCACCCACTTGGACCTACGACTGCCAAACCATCGCGGCAACAAAGCCGAACCAGACCGTGTCACGTACGATGGCTGGACAGTGACAGAGTTGTCCACAGGATTGGGTTCAGTACGGGTGTCGTCGGAGGATCTGGCGCGCCAGTTCGAATCGCGACTCAAGCCGTTGTCAGTGGACGATCGTCGTCTCCAGGCAGAAAACATGGCTGCACGAGTGTCGAATCTGGCCATTCAGGGAAAATACAGCCCAGAAGTGACCCGTGGTTCAGCCGACTGCGCACTGGCCTATTGCTCAGCGTCGGACGCTTCGAAACGAGTGTGGCAGAAGGCGGCATCAGTGCAAGTTTGGGCTTGTTATGTGCCATCGGTGGTTGTCGTTCAGGGCCTGCTCTTGATGCTTGCGCCCGTCGCCCGATATACGGCCACGCTTGCAGGCGTGAGCGAGGACTGGATTGTTTCCTCAATCTTTGTCGCTCCGGTGCTTGAGGAGCTGGTCAAACTGGTCCTGGCAAAGCTACTCCACACCTCCAGGCTGGTGACCTCACCCACATTTGGTATCATTGAATTCATGTGCAATGGGCTCGATAGGTATGCAGCACCGGCATTACTAATGCATTGTTTGAACGGGCTAGTTGATACGCCGGCGGCCATGTTCATCCATCTCATGTTTAACACCACCGTTTTCGTCCTCCGCCTCAGCCAGCACTCAGATGAAGTTGATTGGGCAGCCCCGTACAGGGATGCGTTTGGCACTGCACCTACCACGATCGACGATGTGAAGTTGAGGACGTTGTGTGACCTCGCTACAAATCCAGTCACGCAGCGAGTTGGTCATGCTTTCACCGACAATCCGTGGTTCACACCAGAGCTCTGCGTACATCTGACACCCAGCCAGCGCCAGTTCGCATCGAACGTAATCCAGCAGGACAGGACGTGTGTGATTCTCGACGGAGCCGTAAAGTGCGTGAGCCCAGATGGCGGACCAGCACAATTCTTCAGCGCCACATCAGCTGCAACCACGCTCGCACTGTCACTGTTTTGCATCGCTGCCATTGGCATCACCAGGTCTTCGGGAGTCCGCAAGGGCTTCGAGCGCCTGTATGCCGTCGGTTATAGAGTAGGTGAAGTGAGGCTGCCCGCTGTCTCGAGACATGGTGCGAAGATTAAGCGCCTGCCCACGTTCTTCATGAATGCCATGAGGACCTCAGCTTGCTGTTCTCTCGGTTTCATACTCCGACGTGTTGTGCCGGTATTCCCTGACTTTGGTCACCCAGCCACAGCATTGCATGGATGTCTCCACAGGTTCTGCAAAAACCCACCCAGACCTGACCGTAGAAAATTGCGTCGGTTGCGGCGATTCGTACGGCGATGGGTTCTGTCGCATTATGACCCAATTCCAGGTGATGCTGACGTGAGTGTGGAGACCTGGCTAGCGGGGACCGATTACCCTGAGTGGAGGAAGAACGAGCTCAGGCGTGTCTGGGAGGCCCGGCCGTGGATTGAGAAAGAGGACTTCATCAACAAGTCGTTCATTAAGAAAGAGCACTACACCCAGTACAAACCAGCGCGTGGCATCAATTCAAGGTCGGACCGCTTCAAGTGCGAGACCGGGCGGTTTTTCAAGCTCATGGAGCAGCAACTGTACTCCCAACCATGCTTCGACGGTGTGTCACTCACCCCAGGCGAGCAGGGCCCTTTCATCAAGCACATTCCAGTGCACTTGCGACCGCAGTTCATAGAGAGGATGCTAGGATGCCATGACGGACCCTACTATGAGACCGACTATAGCCAGTTCGAGAAGCACTTCACACCTGAAATAATGATGTCTCTTGAGCTCATCTTGTACAAGCACATGATGAAGAACTTCCCGCGATCTTATCAGGTCATGGAGGAGGCACTGTCCGGCATGAACCGCTGCATTTATAAGGGATTTGTGATTAAGATACTCGGCCGGCGGATGTCAGGAGACATGTGCACGTCACTTGGAAACGGGTTCAGTAACCTGATGTTGTTCAAGTTTGCAGCTCATGACAAGGGAGGGCACGCAGTTGGTATCGTCGAGGGCGATGATGCGTTGTATTACTCTACCGTGCAACTCACTGCAGCGGACTTCAAGTCCATGGGGTTTGACATCAAGGTTGATGTCCATGACTCATTGTACTCGTCTTCGTTTTGTGGTATGTTAATGTCCGAAGACGGCATCCTGTTGCGTGACTTTTTCCGTGTAATCCCGAAGTTTGGATGGACCTTTTCTCCCCGGCGAATTGGAGGCGACGCTGTCCGCATGGGCCTCCTTCGAGCCAGGGCTCTGTCTTTGGCATATGAGAGCCCCAGGTGTCCTGTGATCTTCATGCTTGCGCTCCGAGCGCTTGAAGTTACTTACGGTTTCAAACCCATCTTCGAGAAAGGACACCACAATCACGAGGTTGAGGAATGGTCCAAGCTCTTCTCCGACCAGATGTACGAGGACCTCACCAAGGGACCGAGCAGACAAGCGCGTGTGGATTATGCTCAGAAGTTCCACTTGTCTGTGCCGATGCAGTTGCGTCTCGAGGAGATACTGTCCCAATGGTCAGGAGAGCCATTAGACCATCCATTGTTTAATTCAGTTTTTGCGCAGAACGATGACCTTTTCTCGTTCGCCGATAATTACGTAGCTGAGACCGAGGCTCTTTGTGTGGGTCTGGTCGACAGCCTGGGTATGTAAGTAGGAGCATTGCTCCCCTGGTGTGTGTGGCAAGCACGCCTTGAAATGTTGCCATGGGGTCAACCAACAGCTCTTCGGAGTAGACCAAAACAGTGTACACTAGTGTGCTCAATAATTCTGTGCTAACCAAAATGCCAAGAGACTGCACGGCTCTAATGTTGGAATGACGTACAGTCCCGTTCCCCTTTGCGGTATCCCATACTAATAGTTGATTGGACCACTCCCTTCGCGAGACAATCATATGAATGCAAACAGAAACTGACGCAGTGCTCTCGACGAGCTCGTCGCCAAAAAGTGCCTCACAGCCGATGGAAAAGACTGGCTCATCTCAGCCCTTGACCCCTTCCACGACTACAACCATCAGATCGCAGGATATCCCGATGCAGACTGCTCCCAAACAGTCGTGTCCTGCTTCAACTTCGCAGCCGAAATCACCGCACCAGCAGCTCTCGCAGACGGAGCCACATGGGACGCCCATGTTTACTCCATGCCCTTGGCAAAGAGTTCGACATACACCATGTGCTCAGAGGACGG